AGGCTACAGCTCCTGATGGTTATCTTTTGTGTGATGGATCAGCTGTTTCAAGAACTACCTATGCCGATTTATTTACTGTCATAGGAACTACTTATGGCACAGGTGATAACTCAACAACTTTTAATGTTCCAGATCTTCAAGGTAAGTTTCCACAAGGTAAGAGTGGTACAACAAATTTAGCTACTACAGGTGGTGCTAACACTATAACAGTAGCTGTAACAAACAACCAAGCTTTGGCTAATAACCAAACTGTAACAGTGACTGGTAGTATCGATAACACTTCTTTAACAAACGCTCAATTAGCGAGTCACTCTCATACATACAACCTTAGAACAACAGCTGGTGCGGACCAAATAAACTCACACGGTGGTGTCGGAGGTTCAGGACAACAAGGTTCTAATACTGGAAACTCAGGTTCAGGTACTTCTCATAACCATACACACACTTTAAGTGGTACTTTAGGAGGTTCTGTTGCTTTAACAGGTGCTGTTACTGCATCAGGCACAAATTCATTTTCACCATTTGTAATAGTGCAATATATTATTAAACATTAGGAGATAAAGATGGCTACACAAATAGTAATTGCAAACGGAGATAACATTTTATTAGATAATAATTTTCAAATAAATTGGAATGAAAAAGGTAATGCTTGGCAAGACACATGGATCCCTAACACTATACATTATGTAATTTGGAACGATCTTGTTGGTCAAAACGAAATTCAAACAAAAGATCCTGCAACAGGCAGAATGGCAGGTAATACTGATTTAAATGCAACAAGTGATGCAGTCGGATCTACGACTGTTGCTGATTTATTATCATGGGGTACAACAAGAAAAGCTCAAATTGAATCTGCGCAGCTTGATTATGACAATGCGTATGAAAATGCAAAAACAAAATGGGTAGATGATGGAAATGAAGCTGATATGTTTCATTCCGGAAATTCAGCTACATCTTCTTATTTTGATTGGACCAAGAGTTGGTACGATTACGACGAAAATTTTTCTTAATATTATTTGTAAGATTTCTTTTTCCAAAATAATTGTTTATATCTGTCAATAAATTTTGACATTAAAAGATCTGTAGTTTTATTGTGTAATTTTTCAAAATAAAATCCGGACCACATTTTGTAAGATTCTCTTTTAAAAGGTATAACCTGAACCATTGGCTCACCTTTTTTTATAATAAATTGTTCATCTCTTTTATTAAGAATGAACGGAAAATTAATTAAACTTACATATGAATCAGTATCAACTACTCCTGCTATTATTTCAAATCTTGATTCAATTCTGTTCATTGGTTTTATAAATAAACAACTATAACCTGGCGGTGTTTTTATTAGCCATTTGTTCATAAATTTACCTGCGTTCTCACCTGATTTTTTTTGCCACTCTGGAGGCAATTGTCCTTTGCTGTGATAATCAGCGTCATCTGGAGATCTATTTGCGGGAGTGAGAACAAATTCATTTTCAACGGGATCAACTAAATAATCCTGGTCAAATGGAATGATATACCCCATTGTTAAAGAATCAAGAAAAGGCACACATGCTTTTATTGTAACATCTTGATAATTTTTATTCCTAAATCTTTCTAATTTTTTGTATTCTTCGGGTATATACCTGGATGCAGGTTTGGGATGGGGCCAAACATCCAACATTTGTTTATTACTCGCAATAAAGCTTATTTTTTTGTCTATCATTATTTTCTTCGGTTTTCTTCTCAAAATTAAAAGACATTGATCTTCTTACTTCCCCTTTTTTCTTTGTCCTAAAAGGCATTACTGAGTGCTGATGATCAGCTCTAAAAATATAAAAATCTCCAACTTTAGGTGTTACATAGTGTGATCCATGTCCCTCCTTCCAAGTAAAACATAATTGACCATCCCTAAATTTATGTTTGTGTTTTGCATCATTTATTATTTCTGGAACTTTTAAAAATAAAACAGTAGACCAACCGCTATGAGGATTAAAATGTGTGTGTGGTGGATTATACTCACCCTCAATCATATCATTTATCCATACACTACTAATATGTAAATCCATAACAGGTGCATCTACTAAACCAAAATGATTACTTGCTAATATAAACTCATTAATACAATTCTTAATTGTATTATAAATTTTTATATTTTGAATGAACGTTGACGCGCTTAATTCAGTATTTATCCTACCTGCTAATCTTGAACTTTCGGAAAGCAATTTTTCTCTTTGTTTGTCAAATGTGTCATTTAGCTCTTTTATTTGTTCTAAAGGTATTTCATATTTTTTGACAATAGTGCCATTAACAAAAGTTTTGCTTTTCATTCTATTTTCTTTTCTATTTTATATCACAAACTCAATGTCAAGAAAACATTTATAAAAAAATCTATTGCAGGCACAAAAAATATGCTTACATTAGGTTCTCACCAAAATTAACAATCATAGGAGAAAATATGGAAAACGAAGAAATAAATAAAGCCATTGCCTACCTTGCAGATAAGGTGAGCAAATACCACGAACGATTATTAGCTGTTGAAAGAGATACTGAAAGACACATTAAGAATACAGAACAGCACTGCTGTGATGATTGTAGTTGTAAAAAATCTTAAGATTTAGGAGTTTGACCCAACATATCTTTTAAAGATGGAGCAAATACTTTGACATCTCGTCTGATCTTTTCAGCAGTTGTTGAAGTGTTTGGATCATCTATATCAGCTTGCATCGCTTCTTCTGTTTCATACTCCTGACCAGTATCAGTATTAGTTAGTGTAGTTTCAGTTTTGACATTATATTTTGGAACAACTCTTCCATCTTCTAATGTTACCGTTCCTATTTGTTCAGCATTTTTAACTATCGGCATTATCTAATCTCCAATTAATATTAAAACTCAATATAACTCTATCCTCTTTAGAATTATTATATTGTACTTCATGTTGTAACCATGATGGAAAAAAAATCAAGGAATTCTCTTTTGGTTCCCAAGTTACGCTGTGTGCCAGATGTATAGAAGCTTCTTTTATCTTTGGGGGTGATAACACCTCTGCCTGTGGTTTAGGCTCTAGAAACACTAAATTACCGCTATTTTGAGGCACTTTTAAATAATATACTCCAGATAAATAATTGTAAGGGTGTGTATGCACATTATTTCTGGACCCTGGAGGGTTTATCATGCCCCATAAACCTGTCATTTCAGGTACGTATTCGTCTTGCACATCGAGATGGTTAAAACATTCTTTTGCATTCCAAAGTATATCAGCCACAGTGCTTCTAAACTCTTCATCTTCATAGAGCTTGTCATTGCTGTGCCAACCTCCAACATTAGATCTTGGCATTCCTTTTTGGTCTTTAGCTTTTATTTCGTATAGTCTATCTATCAAATGACCATGGCCCTTTACCTCTGTCATCATGACAGGCGTAATAAACAGTGATTGTAAATTCATTCTTTTTCTCCTTACAGTTGACCTTTTGTAACCTCCATATCAGCTACAGTTATGTGAACTTGATTTGCTGCATTAGCTTGTACTTTTAATACGTCAGATTCTTGCAAGACAATCATGCCTCCCGTAATTCCGTCGTGCTGATTTAGTAAATCCACCGTTGCTCCTGCAGCTATGCTTTTTTGGTGAAACTGCTTAAATGTTGAAGAACTCCTAACTGTTTGAACATCGAGAAGTGTAGCGCTACCAGAATCATTACATACTATTAAAGATTTAATTATTATAGTAGTAGGCGGAACAGGCGGAGTTGCACCAGGATTAGCTGTAGGCACAGTTATTAAAGTTGTTAGGTCTGTCGTAGTGACATCTAACATAGGTCCTCTAAATGTATTAGCCAAGGAAAAACGTCTCCGATTCTGTTTCTTCTTTTAAATCTTGTTGAAAGTTTGTGTTAAGCAAGAAAACTATTTGATCTAACAGTCTAATCATTTGGTCAAACTGACTGGCATCATATTCTTCTGTAGCGTTTGGTAATCTGGTTATTGTAATTTTAGCCATTATCTTCTTCCGTCTGGTCTAATTTCTAGTTTTTGTGAACCTAGTCTCCATGGTGTATCATCAACTGTATTAGTTGTATATCTGATTTTTACCGCTCTGCCTCTGCCTCGTACACTTATTTTTTCTGTAGTGTTAGTAATAGATCCACTAGTCTGCACATTTGATGATGATTGAGGATATTGTTCAAGTGTTAATCTAGCTGTCATAGTGTTTGTGAGATTATCAAAGTCAGGAACTAATTTACTTACTGACATTAGCTGGTCACCGTCAGCTATCTCTACAGATCCAGTTTCTAAAAAAGCTGTAATAGCAGTGCCATCAGCTTGATTATTACCAGATTCATGCTCAAATATAGACGAGGCTCCAGCAGTTAAACCTAATATAGTTGTAGCGTTTGCAGTTGCAGACGCATCATATTCTGTTGCTATTGGTTTTTCATACACATATGCACCTAGCCATGTGGTTCTTGCAAGATTTATTGTATACCAAGTGCCCTCCAAATAATTGTATGCAACAGCTCTGTCTATTTGAGTTGCACTAGATGAAGGATAATACCAAATTATTC